CAAAGACTGGCTTCATACCATTCTGAACAATAGGTGCAATAGTTGTTGGGAAACCGACTGGTGAAACAATAATCTCATCATCAATTTGCCAATTAAACTTTTTCTTCATAGCAGTAATCAATACCAAATTGGCAGAACTACCTGAGTTAACCATATGCGAATAACTAACATTGAATCTTTGACTGAACTTATCTTGAAATTCGGAAACTTTTTCTCCAGATGTAATCCATGCGCCATGCAATAGTGTATTGATTGCAGCGTAGATTTCATTTTCATCCCAAAGTTGTCCTGAGTATTGGACAAATTGCCCATGCTCATAATTGTCATAATTTTTAACATACTTTGGCTGTACATTTTTCGACAAATAATCAATCATTTCATCTATATTCATTTCATTTTTTCCTTATTCATAATTCAATTCCATAATGTTTTGCTATACCGTGTTTTCCATGAAAACCTAAACTCTTACCTAACCAAGATGAACTGAAGTTATGTTCAATACTAAATCTATTTGCCAAATCTGCTGGAGCAAATTTAACATCATATTCATTCTCTAAGGTGTTTTTATTTATTCTGCATATAATTGCATCTTCAGGAATAAATGTTTCAGCTGCATCATTTCTAACAGAACATGATATGTCATTCAAATATTGTTGATAATCTTTGATGGAACATTTTATGTCCATTTTAAGAAAAGCATCATATAATTTTCTAGACCTCAAACAGAATCCTCCATTACCAACTACTCCGTCACCCCAAATAGCACCAATGTAATCATAATTTAAAAATTCATCTGTCCAAGCATCTTGATTGACAGCAAATCCATCACCATGAATGATCAAATTAAAATCTTCGATACAAACTTTTGGACACAATTTCAAAGTGATGTAATTATAATCTTCAACATAATTTTTTATTGGATTTATTTTAATCCATTCAATACGATCATCTGAATAAGAACAAGGAATATCTGAAAACCAATAAATCTTAGTTATCTTATCGCCTATTGTTTTTAATGTATGATCTAATGCATTAATTGTTGGTGTATAATGTAGTGTATCAATACAGGTAATACTTATGCCCATGAAGTTCCTTCAAAATCTAACCAATAAGTTTCCATCTTTCCTCTTCCTTGCATAAGATAAAAAGGTAACGTATGCACTAAAGCCCGACTTGAATTTAAGTATAACATCTCTTTAGGACCTTTGTCAAGAGCAAAAGCCAAGTGAGTTGTTCCAGTATCACCACCAACAAAAATTTCTGTAGTCATAATATGGTTAATGTTTTCCATATAATCTTTACTAACTTTCCATCCATCGTTTGGTAAAAGTACATCATTTTTGCTGCATATGATTTTTTCGTAGTCTTTATACTGTTCACTACTATATCTCTCAATCAAAGATTGCAACATATTACTTGGCCAATTACGGTAAACATTATATGGAGCATCAGTCAATGGAAAAATAACAATTTTCTTTTCTTTCGTTTTGTTATTTGGAATCTTAACTAAGTCACCAGATATATCTCTGAAATCCCACAGATTAACTCTTCTCCAGTTTAAAAATTCTGATCCAACAGTTGATACCACATAGTTGGTATTTTCAACCAAAAAAGAATAAAACTTTCTACAGTAATCATCATCATGTATAGCATCCGATTTGATGTGGAATTGAATGTCTTGTTTGTTGTTAATTTTTCTTATGTACTCAACAATGTTACAAACTCCAACCAAATCTCCAGCTTTCAATCGGCCACCAAATGTTCCCTGTTCAATATTAATTATCATTTTTTTTTGCAATAATAGTTAGGATGTTAGGAAGATAAGAAACCGATTTACGGATTTCATCTTCGTGGTTACATATGTGCATTGGAGTAAAATTTGCTTTATGCACCAATTGTATCAATCCGTGAGAATCCAAATGGTGATAATGTTCATTTTCTTTACGGTGTTTCCATGTTCTGAACCATTCTGCACCCATTCTTTCATGCATCCATGGAAGAGAAATCATTACATATTTTGTTTTGATTGAATCTAGAATTTCATGTATGTTTGGAAAAGGAATATGTTCAATTGAATCAAAAAATGTTGTCACATCAACATCAATATCATTAATGCCGCCAACAAAATTGATTTCAGGATTCAATGGAAAATTTGATATGTCGTGGCCATAACACTTAACTTTATCACCCATAGTTTTATGAACATAATTTAAGAATTTTCCATCACCATAACCAAAATCACAAATACTGTTAAATGAAACATATTTACTCAACAGTTGTTCTCTTAGTCTCGACATTGAATCATCCATCTTTGTATAATAATCCATATATTGAGTATTATACTTCATTGGTTCACCAGTTGTTGTACTTTGAAACCAGTGACCTGGTTCAATCATTTCATAATTTTCAATCATAATAAGTCCTTTAAATTTTTTTCGTGTACGAGTTTACAATTTCTATTCAAATAAAAATGTTTGTTGAATACCTTACTGATATCTCTGCCATTGTCCCAAGTAATATTGTCACCAACAACAAACTCTGAATTCCAATCTTCTGGCTTCCAAACAATGTATGATTCTTTTTTCAACAAATCTGCCAATACAGCAACACCAGTAAAATTTGTAATGAATGGTTTCGTTGATCTCTTAATCAAAAAACAATTAGTTAATACATCTTGTGTGTAATCTAAAAATGCAAAATTTTCAAGATGTGCTAGAGTATTAGATTTTCTTCTATCATCAGTCATGTCATTTTTCCACCGGTCACCAACAATGCATTCTGGTGTAACAATATCTAATTCAGGAAATGTTGCTTCAAAATCATCATCAATAGAAAATTCCATTTTGTAATGATCTTGCAACCAATTGTAATATCTGTTTGTTTCTGATGGTCTATTTGGATTGTTTCCTTCTTCTCGGTAATCCCAATTTCCCATCATAATAGTTGTAGAATCTAATAACACCTCATCATCAAAATAAACATTTGAGAATAAATTTTGATAAAGTAAAAATTCACGAAGGCCTTTAAATCTTTTAGCTCTAGATTTGATTATTAAATCATATTTGCCATAAGATTTATTTAAACCTGATAAGACAGGTACACAATTTAAAAAATCACCTAACGCATCTGTTTGACACACATATACTTTCATTATTTCTCCATAATTTGTTTATATAACGCTTGAAAATTTTCACCTTCCATCTTTTCAAACATATGTATGAAAGGTATATTTTCGTCTAAAGCAACTCTTCTATTATTTTCATCCAATAACACTTGTTCGTTCTTGGGTAAAATTTCATTCTTAGTATAGTTGAATGTCATAATAGGAAATTCAGTATAACCAATTGGTGAAATACCAAGTTCAGTGTATGCTAATGAATATACCGCTTCCTCTGTTCTAGAACCCCTAAAGAACCTTTTGCAACCATAAATATCATATTTCAAAAATATTGATTTGGTAGATTCATAGAAAGAATCAGAGATAGAATCTCTTTTAAAGTAGTTGAATCCACAATGCATGGATGGAATATTTTTACCAACTATTTGTGAAATGGTTCTAGATTGACCCCAATGCCAATTTGGATCAGCAACCTTGTTACCGAGATTAGCAACAGAAAATTTACCATCTGTCAAATACTTCCACAAGTTTTCTGTACTGTATTGACATAGAACATCACTATCCAAATTAATCGTTTGGTCATAATTAGAGTAATGATTTAAATTTAATCTTGGATAAACACAATTTATCTCAAACGCATTATTGCAATCATTGTATACTTTGTCATTTTTTGGAACATCATAAGAAACAGTATCTGTGAAGCAATCAAATGATTTTGCATATTCTTCATCTTCACGGTTAATCAAAATGCTTATTGGTCTATTATCACCCTGTTTTCTGATAGTTTTGGCCAAAAAAGAATTTTCTAAAATGTATCTTTTTCCAACACCTAGTAACAAATATCCTTGTGTCATTTATTAAAGTCCTTAAAGGCAACAAACCAATCATTATCTGATACTTGATGTAGTTCAAATATTTCTGGTTTTATTAGATAAGACATTAGTAGTAAAGTTTGGTCATCATCTACCAAATTATTAATTAGTAGTTCATTCATATTGTGTTCAATCAGTTGTTTTAGAACCAACCACATAGATTTACCTGCAACAATACATGGACCAGTCATATGAACATCATTGTTTGCAATTACATCTTGAATATATGTTCCTTCTTTCCAATCTTTCAATTTAAAAAGATGTATCTTATCTGTATCGAAATCATAACACCATTTCGTTACACCATTTAACGTATCTTCATTTCGGCAGTAACCAAAGTCTAACCATGATACCAGATCATTGTGAATAAAATCATTATCAATTGCATCATTAACAAACACAGATTTTAGTGCGTTAACCAAAACATAATCAGCATTCCAATATTCTGGCATTTTGATTTGTGCTGGGTTAATCATTTTTTGGTAATCGGGATTACTTTGAACTTCAGTAATTTTGTTGCGAAGCGACTCAAACATATTTTTGTAATCAACTGAGATCACTTTGGTTGGTTTATCTCCACGAATTGCTTTAATTTGGTCAACCAAATCTTCAGATGTGTAGATTACCATTTCATTTTCTAGTTTTGCTAGATGACTAAACCTTTCAAAATATGTGTCTGTTGATCTTGGTACAAAATGAGGCAAAGACGGATCTTTACCCCAAGAACCACGACCAATATCAAAAAAGGCCGTTACTATGCTTATCTCATTATTTTTTTTCATATATTACATGTAGTAGTTTTTAAAATCGTGTATGATTTCTTTATTTTCTGGTGTGTTATTTAAATCATAATTTCTTCGTAGTTCTGGTGGATTAAGTGGTATACTATACAGATGTGGATTGATAGTGTATTCTTTACCTGCCATCATATAATAATATGTCATAAAGCAATCTATCCATCCCATCGTTGGATATATTTGATCTTGAATCATATCACCATATTGATTTAAAAAATTAACCACTTGAAAATAATTTTGAATGAAAGTGCTGACTTTAAATATAGAACCACCGCCAGCACCATAACCTTGAACATGTGGATATTTACCGGAAACATTCTCAAGAATTCTTATAAATTCTGGCGGGAATGTGTTACCACCACGCCATTCGTGGCCAGATACTTCCCAATGATCTTCTACTGTTACAGGTTTAACTAATACTACATCATCTTCAACCATCATCAAATGTGTTGTATCAGTCTTAATGCAAGCAATATAAAATCTACTAAGCCATTCGATTATTCCTTCTTTTCTGAACCCATATGGTTGTGTTGGATATCCTAATCTTTTTTGTGATTGATAATAGTTAATGTTATACTGTTTACACAAATCGTAATGATCTGATCCAGCATCACCAGATATCATATAAAAGGAATCTGGATGAAATTGTCTAATTGTTTTTATGGAATATTCAGTAGCTTTTTTATTATCAAATACTGTATGAAAAAAACCTATACTCATTATTGTGCTCTATATGTAAAAAATTTTGATTCATCTTCTTGTCCATATTTTTCTTGGACAAACTTCTTCCATTCAGGAACTCGGTCATATTGGTGTACGATAGCAAACTTCTCAAGGTCGTGTGTTCTTACAACACCATTATCGAACACAGGTTCACCACACAATAGATTTGGTCTAAACATATCTATTTTAGATGGATCAGCAACTGTTCCTGCTTCACAAGCCCAATTATTTGATTCGAATACTACATCCTTAAAAGGTTGTGTATTGATTAGAACATTGAATACTGCCTGGTCACAGATTGGAATAGGCCTGTTGATTGCATTAGTGAAGATGTTGAACACCATATCTTTTACATATTCCGATGTACCACCAAACGTTCCTACGTTAAAGATTTCTTTGTTCTTGAATAGGTCGTGAACGTATGGTCCATAGGCTTGCATAAGATTCTCGTTACCCCATGGTTCACATTGGTAAACTAAACCTTCAGATGCAATTACAAGTTTTTGACCAACTAAATCATCACAAGGATTGTATTGAAAATAAACATCTTTAACATCTGTTGTAACAACATATTCATATTTTTCCCAGTTGTTTTTCAGATAGTCGTAGATTGAGAAGAAACGCAATACATGAGGTGGCACGTTTTGAATCATGGTCATAGGCATAACAACTACACCTTTTTCTTTCAACCATTCGACTGTTTCCTTAGATGTATTTCCTGCAACTAGAACTACATCAGTATTATCACCTGCAACTTCTATTGCGGATAGAACCCAAGGTTTTAGTTGATTGATACCGTAGTTTGTGAAACCACCGATGATTAGATTTTTTTTCGCCATGGTAATTCTCCATTATATTTTTGATTCATAACTGCATTGCCGTATTCAAAGAATTTGTCCTTAACAGAACCTTCATTTCCAGCCAATCTATAATTTACTGTATATTCACCTGTACAATCAAAGTTTTGGAAATGTGTTGATAGTGTATTAAAGAATACACGATCTTGTCCCCATCCACCGTGCCATGCAGAAGCCAATCTTATCGCAACCGAAGTTTTAATGCAATAGTTATTAGTGTCAATATGGTGGTAATCTTGAAAACATTTCCACTTACCTAATGATTCACAATCATCATTACAAATATATAGGCCGTCTTTGTCTACAATTTTTCTTAGACTGTATGACCAATCTAGGTTATTCTTTTCAATTTTCTCTACACATTTATGTACATGATCTGGATCAAACCAACAATCCTGATCGAGATATAACACATATTTTGTATTGATTAAATGTGTGAATGCTGCATAGACACGGTGACCATAAAACCCATTAGCACCAACGTTGATTGGTAATGTACAACTTTTAAATCTGGAGTTATCTGTCCAGTTGTGGTCGATAGCCAGTGCTGCAACTTTATTAAAGTGGTCCATACCATCACAAACAACATAACAGATTGTGTCATATGTTTGATTTAATACACTTTCAACGGCCTGAACAAGGTCTTCAGAACCTGTAGTTGGAATAATCACTGTTGCAGTCATAATAATTACCTTATAATTTGTATGTCTTTACCTGAAGTCCAAACTTCAAGTTCCGTTCTTAATCGATTATCTTTTTTCAAAGTTTCATAACGATTTGTTGCTTTGTTTTTCCACCATGCTATGATATTTTCAAGTTCAAACTTATCATAGTTTTCACCTTTAATCAATACATCAGTTTTACCATTCACAACATCGATGAAGTTTTCGAAACCATAATTTGAAATATAGTATCGTTTCTGCTCGGTCAGGCTTTTTGCTTTTTCAATTATATCATTAAATTTAGTGAGTTCTTCTGTACCTTTTAGTGCAGATTTTATCACAGAAATTATCTTCATACTCTTTTTGAGTTTCTTGCTTGATATATTATCTTCAACAAGTTTACCTGTCCGTGTTTCAACAAATTCAACCAAATCTTCATAGATTTTTCCATGCATCATTGGTAGAAAATCACTTTCAGTTTCACCTTTATGTTTTATATATGGCTTCATTCCATCATACTGTGAAGATGATTTTGTTGAACCATATAGACTTGTGGTTTCAAACAAACACAGATTCATATCGTATTTGTCGTTTACAATTTTACGAACTTGGTGTGAACAACAGATAGCCGCAAGTAACTTACCACCAAGATAATTGAAACCAAATGGTTGTGTTGGAACAATAACAAAACCCATCATCGTTGTATCATTAAAAGATTTTGAAGTTTCTGGTTTCTGTGTGAATACTTGTCCAAGCATTTCATTTCTTGGTTTGCAATTAATGACAGGTGAACCAAGTCGAATAAACCCCAAAAACTTATTTGTTGTTTTCTCTTTGACAGCTAAGCGTACTTGGCGACCAACTGGAGAAATATTAATGTGTGAAGATGTTATGTTCAATAAATTTTCCCATGTCTCATTTGCACATTCAACCAATTCAATATCCATATCGTTGGGTGACATGGAAAAATCAGAAAACAAATCATCCTCCATTGGAAACAAAGGATTTTCAGATAGATAACTCAATGAAGCCAATTTCTGGTCACGCATGTAATCATCGATGCGATTAAAATTACCAAAATAGTTCTCAAATATCTTGGAACAATAAATTGCATCTTCTTTAGACAACATTATATTTTAAAACCTTCAAAAGATTTTTTAGCTTTCATTTCTCTATCACCAAACGTGTTCAATGGTTTATCATTGCCTGCATCCGCAAGTCCATCTTGACCAGATTGTTCAACATCATAAAGTCTCATCTTAGAACGATCAACGCCAATAGTGAATCGTTTATAATATGTAGGATCATTATATCTGTTCTTCAATTGCTTGACCATCAATTGACCAAGTTCTTCCAAATCTTCGGATGTAACCAAGGCAAACATAAAGTCAGCAGTCGCAGGCAGACCAAACGATTCACTAGTGTCCTCAAGACCAGGATCAGAGGAGGTGAATCCACTTCTTGTAGTCTGTGTCGCACTCACGATTGGAACATTATACTCTACGGCGAGACCACGGAGTTCTTCTGCAATAGACTTGACATATGTGTAAGAGTTAATATTCGCTCCAGCCTTAATCCTCGCTGAACAGCAAATATTGAGATAATCAATAAAAATGATGTGAGGAACAAAAGACTTTTTCAAGTTCAATTCATTCAGCAATGTTCTGAAATGTGTTGCAGATGCTGATGCTGTTGGATACTCTTTGACAATCAATTTACCAGTTACTTTAGATTTAACTTTTGCAACTTTCTTGTCATACATATCTTTCGGCAAACTCATCAAATCATCCAGTGCAACATTAAGCAAGTTTGCATCAATACGTTCTGCGATTTTCTCTTCAGCCATTTCCATAGTGATATAGAGT